CGAGCCGATAATGGCCGCTCCATGCCAACAATACCTTTAATTTCTGTATTGGACGGACTCCACCAATAACCGCGTTCCAGGTCTTTTGCTGCCATTAAGCCAGCTAAACGTTGAGAATAGGGTTCAAGCAGAGTTGAGTCTGTTGCCGAATCATAGGTTTTAACATGAGGATAGCAAAGGATAGCGCGCTCACTGGATGTTGAAAAGTTGATGGTTCCCATCGGACCACGACCACTAATAGCTTGGCTTGGTGTAGTACCTACAGGCGCGTCGATTAATGCCATTGCGCCATATTTACCAGCGGCACTAATCAGTTCGGTACTGACACTATTTAATGTACTGAAACCTGGCGCAATAAGTAACTTGGCAAAGAAACCATATAGGTTATAGGCATCTTCTAACGCATTTAACCCTGTTCTACGACCTGCTACATCAACCGCACCAATAATATCCGCTGGCGTAACTTTCGACGGATCCGCATAAGCATATTCAACAGTAACTGTTGCTTTAGCTGGAATGGCACCATCAATAACACGTTCTAATTTGCCGGTAACGAGATCAATCCAATAATCTATGCCTTCAATGTAAGTGACATTCTCTGATTTAATAGTTGCTGAAATCACCGCAGCATTAGTTAATTGAGCACGGTTATTCACACCAAAAGTAATCTCTTGCGTTGTCTCATTTTGGTGTTTATCCGGATCAAGCACATTAATGATTAAAACAGTGCCAGCGCCATGATCATAAATCGCCTTCAGTGCATAAGGGATAGTAAACCCTTCTAAACGTGAACCGAATTCAGCGCCGGCTTTTTCAGAAAGGCATAGCGTTAAATCATTAACGGGTCCGCAAGGTGCTGTACCAATTAGACCAATCACAGCAGATTTAACAACACGGATGGCGCGTGGTCCATTTTCAACTTCAATGGTTTCTACGCCATGTAAAAAATTCGCAGCCATTATTTCACCTCTTTAGCTGTTTTTGCTTCGGATTTAGCAGCCTTAGTTAGAGTTGGAGCCAAAGTTAAGAGCTTTTGAGCTAATAACGCTTTTGTATAGTCATGGTCAGCTGGTAGTTGTACTTCACGATTAGGGAATAAGAACACATCCAGTTCTTCATCACCGACTTTTAATGTGACGCCACTTTGTGGACCGTGATAAATGTAATTTGTTAATTTCATGAAATAGCCTCATAACGTAAATGAGAGGGAAGATCTATTGATGATTGGATTTGATTGGTTGTCGTCGTGAAATCCAGCGCGTATTGCCAGATCCCAGCATTTTGAGCCAGAAACTGTTCACTCACGGGCTTGAGTGCAACATCACAATGTGGCGGCGTCCAGCCGGTTAATGTCTTCCGAATATGGTCCAAATAAGCAATAACCCCTTTTTTACCATTGAGCTGACGAAACATGAGTGTTAACGGAATAGTCATCTCTCTGGCCATCCAGGTTGAATCAACGGCTTCGTTAGTTAAAAAGTTACTTCTTGCATAACTCACAAGAACCGCGCCAACTGGATGGTTTAAACGATAGTTAAGTGGTTGTTCCGGGAAATACTCAACCGCTAGCTCATGGCTATGCGCTGTTTTGAGCTGTTCAATGACGGCATCCAGAATAGTCAATGTCATGCTCATCGCCATTTCTCCAATACTTTATTACTGAATCGACGCTTTGGCGCACTCACACGAAAAACACCCGGTTCTTCTGCTTCAGCAACGACATCATCAATTTTAATATTTAATGAAATGGTGCCTTTCTGGATCTGGCTTAATGTATCCAGGGCATCTTTTTTACCGTCTTTTACAGCTTCAGGGATCGCACCTTCAGGACGACGTTGATATAACCAATAACGCGCTAAATGCGTTACTGCATCACGAATAATGGTTGGAACAGATGGCAATGGTAGAGGATAACGAGAAACTAAATAGCCCTCAGCGAGCTCTTCAGCGTAAGTGATGGCATCTCTAAGAACGGCTTCATCATAATGTGTCGCCGCCGGATCTTCATTAGATAACCAAATCAGCGTTTGCTTCGGAATGGCCTGCTCCAGATTACTCAAAGTGCAGTAACGCATAGTCATATCCTTATCCTAGCTTCAGTTCAACAAGTGCTTCAGGATAGGTACAAATCGCTAACGGATTAGATTGAGCTTCCAAATCCCAGCCTTTACCCATTTTGCGTTTTTCAGCTTTAGCGTAAACCGGTAAACCGATAGTATTAACGGTTTCGTTATAGTTCGCTGGTGCGTTAAACATCTTATAAACGCCACCTTTGGCAATTGGGAATACTTGAGCGATGTTGGCAGGGAAAAACGCCTGATTTGAGATGGTTGCGTTATATTCTTCGAATTCAATACCGCCGAAAGTAAAGCCTTTACGCATGTCACCGCCAAGGCGATCAGCCGCTTCCTGGTAGTTGGCATAGGCTTTTTGTACATTAGGATGAGCAACAAATGCATCAAACCATTCGGAACCGCAGAATGCTTTATAACCAGTGACTAATGCACCTGTTAGCTTAGATTCACTGTGACGTTTAGCATCCATTAAGTGCTTACGAACGTCAGTAGCTTCAACAGATAACGGTACGAGAATACTTTTTTTAGCTACTTCAAACTCTTTATAGAGGTCATAAATAAGAGAACCGTCTGCATCTAAAATACGACCACGTAATGCGCCAGCACGCTGGAACTCTCGGGTAGCTTCCAGACTATTTTTCATTATTTGTAGCTTATTATTAATCATTTGTGCCTGGTAATTGGCTTCGTCATTCTCACCAAATGGCTTGAAGTTTTGCAAATCGGCAGGCAAAAGCTGACCAGAGGTTGGCAGATGGCACGTTTCAAAGGTTCTGCGTTTACGTTTTGGATCCTTCATAGGTGTTGGGTCATCATTACGATTTGTATTTGGAACCAGGAATAAACGACCATCACGGCTTTCTACTACAACAGAGGTTGTAGAAATACCTTCTTCTTCAAAAATACCGAGTTCACCAACTCGTGTTGGCATTGGTGGTAATTTATTGATAGCTGACGTCATGGTCGCCGTGGTAAACATATCTTCTAAATTCATTATTAAACTCCTATTTAAAAGGTGGTTGGTTTAGCAATACTACGGATCACTGACATGAAGCCTTTTTGTAAATCCGTTTTGCCTGTAGAAAGCCAACGTAAGTCAATACCTGACATTTCAGATATTTTTTCAACATAGCAACCAACTTTTTCAGCAAGTGCTTTGCCTTCATTAATCAATTGCAACTCATCATCAGTGAGTTGGCGATGACCAGTGATTTTTTGTGACATTTAAAGTTGCTCCTTAACAATAATGCCCAACGCTTCAAGCTCTGTTTGCGCCGTGGTCTTCTGAGCATCCGTAATCGCTTCAGGCCAAACCAGACCATCAACTGCAACAACGGCACCACGCGCAATAACAGCAGCAGGACGTTCACCCGAGGTGGTATCGACATTTTGTGCCAGGACAGCAACAGACTTTTTAGCAGCTCCTGTGCCTGCTGGATCAATCATCTGGTATTTACCGGAGACTTTGGCCAGAACGGTACCAATCTCATATTGCTGACCAGCAGCAATAGTGACCCGGTCTTTTGTCCAGCCCGGTTTGACTTCAACAAGTAGCACATCACTGAGTGTTTTAGGTTCGGTATAAGTAGCCATGGTTGATTTATCCTATTTATTACCAGCGCGACGTTCAGCATCGGCTAAAAGTGGGTTAACAGTCGTTGTTTTTGGTGCAGTGCTTTTTTTAGCGACTTCGCTAAAATCAACCACATCCGGTAATGACTTAATGAATGATTCCAGTGCAGGTAATAGAGGCTTACTTTTACCGCCTTCACTAAAATCTAATTTGCTAGAACCACGTTTCTTACCTGCGGCTTTCATCATGGCACGAACGGCAGCGCGGTGGCGCGGTGCAACTTTGCGGCGAATGGTCTCAGCAAAATCAGCCGATTCGCTTTCAGCCTCTTGTTCTTCCGCTTTTTCCTGAAGCTCTTCATTCTCAGCCTTTAATCGCTGATTTTCTTCCGATATAGCAGCCAATTGAGCTGCGACTTCAGGCAGAATCTCTTCAGCTTTGGCATCAGGGGGTAAATCGGTTTTTTCAGCGCCTGGTGCAGCTTCTTTTGTTGCATCAGCTATCGCTTCAGCACCTTCGTCTGTGATGATTTCGGCTGCTTTATCTTCACCCAGCTCTTTTTTCAGAAAAGCAAGTAAGCGACTTAATACACTTTTATCTTTATTACTGGCTTGGTTTTTGTCATCAGCCATAGTTGTGTCCTCAATTTCATTAAAAATCACAATACCTTTGCCATTGTCTGCGAATGCCGCTTGTTTTAACCCTTTTACTGATGGTGGTATTGCGCCCAGAAATCCGACATGACGTAAGTAATAAACGCCAGGAACAGGGTTAGTGGGTTCATCAGGTTCATAAAAAGAAGGAGATATTTTTTTATAACGGCCTGCATTAACAATTTCCGCGAATGCATCATCAACCTGATGTGGGTCGACAAACAGTCCTTCAGGCGTTGCAATGATGGTTTTAACCCAACCATAAGCTGGGTGATTGTCTTTTGGGTGTCCAATAACTAACGGTGCTTCATGCGCATTCATGTTGTAAGCATTGGCGGTTGCCTGGAAGTCTTTTAGGGTAAAAGAGATCGGCTCACCTTCCGTTGGTTGGTGAGCGCCTGGTTTAAAAATATGAATGAGTGACATAAAGTATTTCCGTTTTGTTATTAGACGGAAATAACAATGCCATTTTTGATAGAAAAGGGATTTTAACCGGCTTTAAATATATTGGTTGAGTGAAAACTTAAAAGTCGAAGTGCAGAAGGAAAAGGAAGTGTCGTTGAACTGGTTTAAATCGCTTTATAATAATACTCAATTTTAGAACTTGAGCAAATACCGGTGTTTTTATAAAAATGGCTTAAAATGCTTTTTAGGCATTATTTCGTTGCAGTAGCTTTTTTCTCGATATAACGCTCAATAAATTCAAGAATGGCTGTTTCATCATCAGTGCTAATACCAATAAACGGTCTGGCTGCGATGTTGCCGAATGGAATGGCTGCACCACGTGTTGTTTGACCGTATTGACCAGCGGCAGCACCAAAATGTTGGGTGGCACCATATTCCATTGTTGAACCGACGAGTAGATCGCCGCTGACTAACTGCCAATGAATTTGCCGGCTCAAGCTTTTGGTTTCACCAATCAGCGGCCGATCATTAAATGTCTTATCTTGTTTTTCTGCCCATTGGGTGCCGTCAGGTGCACGGCTTGTACGAAAGCGCTCCTTCGTACTGTTTATCAGCATTTCACCGATATTCTTCAATACCGGATCAAGTTCTAAACCAATATGTTGAAGGTTGTGAAGCGCATCAATAACAGGCTGTGATTCTAACTTGATTGCAAACATAATTAGCTCTAAACTGAAAAATGAGTACGATGTCGTAATGGCTTACGACCCCTTCCATGATTAATATTATGGTTGATGAGGGCTAGCACGGTGCCTCCGTGTATCGTACTCATTACCTTACCTTCCGGCTTTTCGGTACTTTTCCCGTATTATCCAAATAAAGCGTCAGAAAATAGTTTTTACTGTTATCCTGAGTACGTTTCAACACGGCTTTATAACGTTTTCCTTCATCGGTGGTGATATAGGCCAGACGTTCGCCACGATTGCCTGTCTGCCAGACATTAGCATTATCAATCAACTTTTGAATTTTACGGTAATCACGAAAACCCACTTCAGGATGGACTTCTTTATGCTCCATTAGCGAGGCTTGGGAAAGTAATATCACGGGTGATCCGGCGCCTAAAGCATCTCTATCCCGGTCATGTAGTACGCCGACTGGAAATTCACCATCGATCTTACCGCCCCAGAACTTCAAAAACGCATCAGAATTAGTTAATGATTCAATGTTTTTACGTGCGATTGCTGTATCTAAACGTTCTATCTTCTGACGCTGGGCATACAATGCAGCTTCGGCAGATGACCTTCCTGGACGATAAGCAAAAGAGGGATGAACGCCTTCAGGCACAAGGAACTGTTCGCCGGTTGTCTTATTTGTATAGAGCTTATTTTTTAATGGTGGCGAGCTATCAGGCTTGATTTTACCGTATTTTTTCAGTTCGGCTTCACTGACACTCTCAACATCGCAATCACAACCGTAACCATTAGGGGGGCGGTTTGTTGACCAGAAAGGATCATCAGCAGGCAAAATTAAATTATGCCATTTAAGATGTTCCTGGCGCGGATTCTTCGAGCCTGAATGCACATAACGTAAATAGGGGCGTTCAGCTAAAATATCAGGGTCATTGAGCTGTTCGTCACGACCAGCGGCATAACTCATCTTCAAATTGGTAGTGAAAATAGTTTTAGTTCGCCAGGCGCGACCTTCTTTACTGTCTTCACCGGCCCAGCCTGTCCAGCCATGCTTTTGCGTGATTTCATCAAAGTGTTCACGAAACCAATTAATACTTTTGCCTTCATCAATCACTTTCTGAATAGCGGTTTTAACATCATGAACAAGATCAGCTTTTGTCGCTCCGGCAACAATAAAAGCATGATCATGTTCACTACCACGAATATCATCATGTTTTTCGCTTGGAATGGCTAGCTTCCGGCGAAAGTAGTCACCTTGCTGCTTAAATGACTGCTGAAATGCACCTTTAATTGTGGCCACGATTCACCACCTTGTCACGACCTAAAAGGTTTAATGCTTCAAATGCGTTTGCCATTGCTTCAGCTAACTCATCTTCCGGTAGATTATCGAATTCATTCAATAAACGATTTTGTAAGGCTTCTAAAGAAGGCGCTTGTTCTGCAAAAGAGCGAATTTTTTCAATCCAGTTATTAATCATAGGTGCTGTTTCATCCGCCAACTGATTAGCGGCATCATTAACCGTATAATTTTTACGTGGGGATTCAGCAAATGATGGATAACCGATCATACTTTGAGGAGGCAGTTGCTCACCTAAATCACCTTCTTTAAGGTTATATTCCCTGATGAAATATTCATTGGTGAAGTTAGCGCCAGCACCTTTTAATATCTGGTCACGTTCGGCAAGTGTCTTATCTATCGTTTCAGGTGACCACATCGACCAGACTGGCACCGCTTCATCTTCAGAGAAGTTAAGTTCAACAGTCCAACGAGCGAGCGTATTCATCGCTTCAGAAACTAGCTCAGCATCCGCATCTCGAATATCTTCAGAAACAGTGAGTCCAGCTTGTGCGCTGGCATTAGTCGTATCCGCTTCAGTGGTTTGATTTGTACCGGTTAGAGCAATGCTGACTTCAGAGCGGCAGAACATCATAAAACGCTCATAAATATCAGCACTACTACCTTTGCCGGCGGCTTCTAAGATTTCGATAGAGCTATCATCAGGAATCGCGGCTACTGCATCCTGAACCATCGCTTCTAGACTATCCAATAACGCATCTACTTCAGCGTTATGCGTATTACGAGGGTGTTTACCGACAAGGAACGGGCTACCGTATTTCTCAGTAAACCGTAACCAGAACTCAAAACCACCACGTTTAAAGGTCGTTGGCCAGAAACAACGGCTTAGATCTGCAACACCGTAGGGATTATCGTAGGTTGCATCTTGCCGAACCAGAATAAACTTACGTTCTGGTAGTAGAATACCATCCCTGTCATCTTTAGTTCGCATTCTTAACTGGTTATCGTCATCAAAAAAGAACCACTCAGCCGGCTTTGCTACTACATCAACGGGCATGATTTTGTCGTTTACATCAGCCCACATGACTTCTAACGGTATGTAGCCAAATAGTGGCGCATCTAATGACTGGCTAATGATGGTTCGCATCTTCAGTTTTGCAAAGACCTTTTCAACAAAGTCTGCTACCGGTGTTTTTGCCGATTCACGGTCAAAACCATATTCAAGTGCTAAAACCGATGATTTACGGCGCCGAACACAACCACCAACATGTGCGTCAGAAGTAAGATCACGATAAACCTGGATACTTTTCCCCATTTTTTTGAGAATGGGATCGGGATTAGGTAGTGTTCCTGAAATACCCATTGAACCATTCACGCGAGAACGTGTTGCAATCACGTCTTTTGATGGCTTTTTAAGGTCAGCGAAGGAGACAAACTCATTCGGACTAACGTAAATACCGCTCATTATCTGTATCCTTTTAATAGTCGGCTGGAAACGCGCTTACCTCGAGATGTTGCTTTTACCGGTGTCGTTGGTGCATCAGTTGCATTTAAGGCTAGAAAGCCCGCCCAGGTCCTATCAGCATGACCGTTGGCATCACGCTCGGCAACAAATCGGGGTGTACCGGTTGGACCGGTAACTTTCTGGAGTTTATGTAGGTCGGCTCTTAATTGAGTATCGCCAGCAGGAATGCGAATTCGCTTATCTTCGAATACATCTTTACCCCGGGTTGCCATATTCAGTTTACTGGCGGATGTGAAAATAACGCCCTCAACACGTGTACGGCCATGACGAGATTGAGCATCTTCAACAGGCTTTTCACCCATACCGGTTTGATCCATACAGCAACGGATGACGTGATAACGCATGAAAATGTCATCAAGTAAAAAATCCTGTTCAGCAAAAGTAATGCGTTTTCGGGTGATAATTTCACGCGTCCAGTAAACATCACCTACTTGCTCGATAACCCAAATAACAAAGAGATCATTTCTGGCGCCGATATCGACACCGACAAAGCAAGGACCACCTGTATAATGCTCAGGTAATCCCGCAAGCTCATGTTCGCACTGGTCAATAAGTTCATAATCCAACCAGGCAGATGCACCATCGAGCCATTGCAGTTCAAATTCTTGTGCCCATAAATCTTCATCTCCGGCGCCCTGACGAAGTTCTTCAATATTTCGGGGTAAACCATCAGTAACGGCCTGATAAATATCAGTCGTGTGTCGACTCCAGCCATCTTCTGAGCCAGTCATTAATTCATAAAACTTATTCCCCTTACCATTGGGTGTACTGATAACACGCAATTTCAGTCCGGGTTTAGATATGACAGGGAAAAGCGCTTTCCAGATAGCCCGGCTATCCTGGTGGAAGGCAAATTCATCTAAGAGAACATTGGCACTAAATCCACGAGCAGTATCTGGATTGGCGGGTAAAGCTGTAATTTTACTCCCACCCGGTAATTCAACTTCCAGCGCTCGAATATTGGCATCCCAATCATAGTCAAGCTCTTTGAATCCAGCGGACATAGCACGAAGATGAACTTTAATACCTTCGTTCATGGCTTCTTTAGCCTGACGTTCACCTCTGGAAAGGATCACCCAGCGTTTACGTTGTCCTAATGCTTCGGCTTTTAAGCAGTCCAGAACAATTTGTAAGGTACTGGTAAAGGTTTTGCCACATTGCCGGGCAAACATTGCAATAGCAAAACGACTTTCGTCATTGACCCAGCGCTTTTGGTAGTCGTAGAGTTTTAATGCCGGTTCTGTCATAGGTCGTACGCCGCTTTAATGACTTTAGCTAACATATCCGAAGGAACCTCACCATTTTTACCCAGCTCATCCAATTTAGCTTTTTGTTCCCGGAGTAATTTCTCTCTGGTTGTTTTCTCAATTTCCTGCCGCTCTTTCAGACTCATCGTTCTGGCCTGCATGGCAGCTCGTGCCGCACGGGAGAGTTCACCAACTTCTTTAATCGATATATTCTCTTTCTCATGGGCATTGAATGCGGCGCGTGTGGCAAGGGTAGTTACGGCTTGGGCAAGTAATGCACCGGCTTTATCACCAATACCATCACCTAATTCATCAACCAGAACGCGTGACG